AGAACTGTGGATTCTCATATGTTTTAGATTCAATTAAGTTAACTGCTGAACCTGTTGAAGGTGCTTTAGCAATTGTTCTTTCTAATGATTCATTCATAGGTTGAGAAGAAGTCCCTGTAAGTTCATCTTTAATAACTTTATATAAGTTTTTAGATTCTTTAATGTTTTCAACACCATCAAATCTTCTTAAGATATTTATTTTTTCTTGTTTTGATGTTGAATGTTCAGTAAACAAACGTGTGGCGTAAGCCAAGTTTGAATTAAACACTGCAACTTCATTCAATTTATTTCTAAATACGTTAAGAGCTTTTCTGTATTCTTCATTTTTTTCTCTAAGAACTCTTAATTCATTTGTATTAGTATTCTCTTTAATTGCGGTATTAAAAGATGAGTGTGCTCTTGGTTTTGGTAAACCACCTCTTCTAAAATTACTTCCACTACCTAATGTACGAGAAGCCTCTTTTGGTTCAACTTTTTTAGTTGTATTAGCAACTTTAGTAGTTTGCTCTTTTGTTTCTGTTTTTTTAACCATTTTGTTATTACCAAATTTACTACCGGAGTTTTCTCCTTCTTTGTATTCAAATTTAGCTTTACCTGTTCCCATTGTTGGATTAACAGATTTTTTCACAGTTTTAAATCCACCTTCTTGGTTAGGTTTATTTGAATAAACGTTTTTCTTATTTGGATTTCCAAATCCGGTTCCTTTTGGTTTAACCGACATTTTAGATTCCATCATTCCGTCATCTTCCATATCCAAGTCAACTTCTTCTTCATCAAAAGAAATTTCATAAACGATTTCTTCTTCGTCAAATTCTGATTCAAAATCTTTAAAGTGTCCGTCTACATCCCCAATTTTATGACCTTTACGTCTTTTAAAATCATGTTTGTTTCCTCCGAATCCTTCCTCCATTTCTGAATCTTCGTCTTCAGTATCAAATACTCTAGATATGATATCTTCAATACCCTCAGAATCATCATCCATATCTTCATCTTCAAAGTTAAAATCCATGTCGTCAGAATCATCAAATCCTTCATACATTTCTTCTTCGTCGAAGTATTCTTCACCTTCACCAACAATCATATATTCTTTGTTGTTCTCCTCGTCTTTTAAACTGATATTACCAGAATCATCTTTGGTAACAACAATATTGTCTTCAGGTCCCATTAATTGGAATACACGTAAGATTTCTTCATCATCTTCTACGTCAGTAAGGTCTATGGTGTCCTCGTCATCTTCCATATCTATATTATCAGTGTCCATGTCGTCATCCATATCCATATCAACATCTATGTCGTCCATTTCTGTATCGTCCATATCAGTATCCATATCCATGTCATCCATGTCAACTTCAGTGTCAATCTCCTCATCATCTTGTTCTGTAAGAGATTCTTTTACTAGTTCTTTGATTTCTTGCGACATTGTCGAAGCAAGTATTCCTTTTGCATTTTCCGCTACCGCCTCTTCCAAATTTTTCATTTGGATGATAGCTTCTTCAACTAAAGATTTTTCTTTTGCCATTTATGTTTAAGTTATTTTAATATATAAATATCACCCATTATCAAAAAAGTATTATTTTTGCTAATTCGATAATAAGTTTTTTATTATAATAAATATTACAAAAAAAATAAAAGCATAAAAAAAGGAGACATTTCTGTCTCCTTAATTAATTATTGAATATAAATTATTATTCTATCACTTCATCAATTTTACTTTCAACAATTGCTGTGATTCTCCACTCCATGGTGTAATTCTCGAATACTTTTGTTACTTTAGCCTCAACATCTGTTGGGTTGTAACCACTCACTAATTTTTCTTCTCTTAATTTTTTAATCTTTCCTGACTCGGTATCAACTGAGTCCAATGTAATTTTTGCAATAAAATACTTTTCGTCCATAATTTTTTCTATTTAGTTTAATACCCTAAATAATCGTTTAATTTTTTCATTAAGTCAAGTGATTTATTTCCTGAATCACCAACATGTCTTTCAATACTCATTTTTTTCTCTTCTTCTAAATTCTCGTCATACAGATGTTTGTCATCTTTATTTAAGAATAGATACGCTCCCGGAGTTGAAGGTGAGGACACCAAGTCAAAACAAATTAATTCAAAATCGTCTTGTACTTCATTTTGTTCACCAATCTTTTTAAGAGAACCTACACCTCTTGACGATATTCCTAACGTAACCCCTTGTCTTAAGTAATTTGCAGCCAAATCTCCTTTGGTTGAACAAATACCTCTTTCGTGGTATCCCGGTGATGTCAATAATTTAATCTTACCCATTAGAACATTACCTTCCCACCATACTTCGGTGATTGCGTGAGAAACTCTATCTAAATCAATTAAAGATGATTCAGGGTGATTTAACTCGGACAAAGCCGTACCCTTTTTAATCATTTTTTTATAATTATCAGCCTCTCTTTTTAATATACGTTCAGGGTATAATCTACCATTTCTATTTGGTGTATCATATTTTTGTAATACCGCATAAAATTCAAATGGTTTTGAGTGGTCTAACATTTCATTAGATTCTCTTATTAATGTTTCGTTACGATTATCCTTTGGATTAATATATCCTGCATCGTACTCTATGAGAATTGATTTTTTATTTAACTCATTATTGGTATTAATTTTTAAATTATTCATTTTTTTCTACAAATTTCCATTTATAACCACCGGCGGTTTTACGTTTATTTTGACAAACCATCCTAATAGTATTTCTATTTATTAGTAAATATTCCGAAACTTCCTTTAAACTACACCACTCTTTAATAATATCTCCATCTAATGATAATTGAGTGACTGGTTTGAATTTACTCTCAATACAAAATTTACTTTGTTTTTTACCAAACATAGGATTTTTATAACCAAATCGACTTAATGATAATTTTTTCCTACCTTCATCCGTAATTTTTCTTAATTTGGCGGATGATTTCATTTTTTCCAAAGTAACTTCTGAAAAAACTCTACTTTTTAATTTTAATGATATTTTTTTATTACACTCAACCCCAAAATTACCACCATCACCACCTTCACTAATATTTGTTAATTTAAACCCCCAAGTACGTAACTGAGATATCCAATATTTTTCCCAAAAACCCCAATTATCGGTATCAACCACATCTAATATTTCTAATATTGGTTTTAAATCTTTATCTAATAAAGATATTATCCAATTGTTTTTATGTGTTTTAGTATATTTTGATTTTTTCAGGTGTTCAACTAACCTATTTTTAGGGTCGTCAGATTTACCAACGTATCTAATTTCGTCAGTTATAGGGTCTTTTAAAGTATATATAAATGTTTTATTCAAAATATATGTTTTAATAATAAATATTAAACATTTTCAGTTTGCGATATATCTTTAACGGATTTGATTTTTTTAGTTAGATAAAACTTAAAATAATTGTTGTCATAAAAGTTATCATTGTAGATTTTATTTGTAATTTTTAATAATGTATCTTTAATTTGTTTTGATTTAAAATCGAGGTTTTCTTCTATAACATAGAAATTGACTTCTAAATTCATAAATGATTTTTTACCCAAATTTAATCCACTTGACCTTAAATCTAAATCTACAATAAATTTTGTATCAAAAATTTTATTATTTAACGACTCGTAAACCGAGTGTTTAACACCTCTACTTAAATTTAAAACTGTTCTCGACCAATTATCGGATTCATAGATTGGTTCGACCCATGTTTGTATGTTTAAGTAAAGTGATTTCAAGTTTACAGAATCAACTGTCCCATAAACAACTTTCGCGGTTTTGAAACCTGTTAGTTGAGAGGTTTTCCCCTTTTTCATTAATTTTCATATTTTTCCTTTTATTTTTAAAAAAGATAGGTAAAATAAGGTGTCAGGTCAACTTTTTTGTTATTTTGATATATATGTTATATATGTTAATAGTTAAATTAGATAAAAATACACCAATAGAGAAAGCATTGAAACTCTATAAAAGTAAAGTTATCAAGACACGTCAAAGTTCTGAACTTAATAAGCGAAAAGAATTTATCAAACCTTCCGTAAAAAAAAGAAACGTGTTAGCTAAGGCTAAACACGTTCAATTAAAATATTATTCGGATAACGATTAAAGATTTTCGTTTAAACTTTTAAGTTTAAAATAAGTCAGTTTATCGTACTTCTCTGATAACACTTTTGTAAGTGTTTCATCAATTCTACTCTTCACTGAATTATCTTCGGATGAATTTTTCATTGCTGTTAATTTATCAACAACATTTTCTTTAAGTGTATTAAATTTTGAAGTTAACTCTTTATCATCTTCAGATAACAATTTAACAATCTCAGCTTTATCAGATTCACTTAAAGTATCAATATAATTCTTAATAGTTTTATTTGCCACACTAACCATAGTTGATAATGGAAGTTCAATCCCTTTAGATTCTGTAATTGGAAGTTTTCTCAAATTTTCAATAATTAAATTTTTACTTTTAATTCTTGATTCAATGGTTAAAACATCTGTTGAAAATAAGTTATCAATATTTTCGTATGAGTTATTAGATTTAGTATTTCTAACCCACATATTTAATTTTTTTAAATCTGATGGTAAAATTTTATTCACAGCATTTTCATATAGAGTTATACATTCGTGGATGTATTCTCTTGAATATGATTCACTTAAACCTTTTTTAGAGTTTAACTCATCATACATATAGAAAATCTTACTAACATTTTTATTTTCTAATACAAGTTTTTTAAATGTTTTTAATTCGTCTTTAAATGTGTCGTTTTTATACGACTCAAGTAATACGTTTTCTATCTTCGATTTTAATATTCCAAACTTTGTCATTTTCTTTTTTAATTATAAATATCAATCATTTAAGATTTTCTCCAATTCTTTTTCCATATCACCTAAAGAATTTCTTGCTCGAGATAAATCAATATAAGAATCGTCTTCAGTTAGATTACCACTTTCCAATAATATATTCAGATTATCTCGTTTGACAGATTCAGGGGTTATTTCAGCTTCACCACCCGGTGCCGGTGCTCCACCCGGTTCAGGTGCTCCACCCGGTTCAGGTGCTCCACCTAAATCAAGTCCACCACCTAAATCAGATTCAAGACCACCTCCGCCTCCTCCACCAGGTGGTGGGGCAGGAGCCGCAGCTCCAACGGCCGTAGTTCCGGATTTACTTGCGTATAATTTATCAATAGTATCAAACACACCTGTATGAGTAATAATTGTTGCGGTATTTGTTAATTCAGCACCAACCGCTTTTTCAATACGTTGTTGTTGTAAATCTAATTTAATTTCTTCATCAGAGAATCCTAATACGTGTTTCTTAGCCCAAGTAACCGATACCGGAGCAATACCTTCAATAGCCGCAACAGCATCTTTATACAATAAAATTTTCTCTTTCCAAATATCAATTTTTAATAAGTCAGCTTGAGACGATGGATTTGTAAGTGCTAAAGTAAAGTTTGACAACTCATCCTCAAATCCTAATAAGAATAAATGAATGATTGCAATTTTATTTAATTCCGCAATCATAGATTTTTGAATTCTATTGATTGTTCTTGCAAAACGAATATCCATTAAAGATAAGTTTTTACCATCACCCGTTACTTCCTCAAAACCCAAAAATGCTTTAGGTACACGAAGTGCTGTTAATAATTTCTTTTGGATGTATTCAATATCGGCAATCTCTGCCAAATTTTGTGCTCCCGGTAATGTATCAATTGGACTTGGAGCCGCAGGGTCACGAACCGGGATAAAGTAATCTTGGTCAACAGCCATTTGGTTAAACCTCATATCCACGTTTCCGGTGTTATGGTCAACAACTTGACTTCTTTTAAATTTATTAGCCACACGTTGTACATATGGTTCAACATCTTTGTCATCCATATTACCAACATAAACTTTAAACACACGTCTTTCAGGTGCTCTTGAAGTTCTGTAGATTAACATCGCATCTTCTGAAAGTAATAATTGTTTCCAAATACGTCTTGCTTTTTCTAACATAGAAGTTCCATAAGGAAGTTTTCTATCATCACCTAATAATCTAAAGTGAGCAATCTCCCAAGAGTTAAACTCCATATCTTTAGCTTTCCATTTAAAACGTAAACCTTTACTATCCGCCGGTTCTTCAACATTCGCTGATTTTGCCGCCATACCTCTTTCCAATCGTTCTATTTCAATGTTTGGTAATTGCATACACCCAACAATACCTTTTTCAGCATCCAATTTTAGATACACAAAATTATCCCCATATTTACAAGTATTTCTTGTCCACATAGGTAAATTTGTATTTAAATCTAAAACATTATTAAATAAGTCCGCCAATATACCCTTGATTCTTTTTGATTCAGAATAAATCTGTAACATATAACCATTTTGGTCAACAGTTGTTGATTCTTCACCATAGATATCCAAAGCCGCTGAAATTTCAGGAGTATACTCCATCGATTCATAATCATAAAATGAAGCTAAACGAGTTGGTTCATAATATACCGCTTGAGTATATAAATTACTTTCAATTTTAGTCCATTGATTGGCTAGATAATAAGTTTGTTGTGCCTGTAATTTTTCTCTCTCGTATTCGGCTTTAGATGTGGTTTTTAATAATTCCTTCTTATCTAATTGATATACGGGATAATCTTGATTCAATAACGAATTTGGTCCAAATGCTTTGGATAACCTTTGCCAAACCGTTAAATCATTATTTTGATTGTTTTCCATATTTTAAATTTAAATATATTTTTTCTTATATAAATAGTTTACTTTATTCTATTGTTGGTGTCGGTGTTTGTGTTGGTGTTGGTGGAAGAGCCCCACTAAATGTATCAATAGTTTTAGGTCTATTAAAATCAGGTTCAAATACGTTAACACTTAAAATATCTTGACCCGGAACGACCATTCTAGAACCTGCGAAAATTTTCCCTGATTTTTTTCTATTTTCAAAACCACCTGATTTACCAACACCTGTATTAAGAGATGCGTTAGCATACAAATCCGCATTTGCGTCAAATGTAATACTATTATTTAAAGTAGACGTTTTTCTATCGGTAATACCCATTTATCTTTATTTGATAAATATTATCTTGTACCAAATAACCAGCCGTATTTCATATAATCGTCTCGACTTATATTTCCATTACTAAATTGGCCAATTCTTTCTCGAGTATTTGGTATCACAGGGTTAAAGGATAATGATTCACTTACATTGTCATTATTAGTGACCGCCCAAGAATCAATCATAGCTTTAGTATGTTCAGTAACTTTAGTTAATTTACTAAACGATGATTCAGCAACGTAGGTTGCCATTGCAATAGACATAATTAAATCGTCGTGATGGCCTTTTTGGTGGTCAGGTCTACCATTCATATAAATAAAAGTATTCATTTCATTATATAAACGAGAACTATAAATTCTAAACCCATGTCTCATTACTTCTTCAAACGAAGCAATAATTTGAACTCTTTTATTATTAAAGTTTATTCCCGGAATTTTCTCCGCGGCTTTTGGGTCGTATTTCCATTTGTTTGCAGTATCAACCCCATCAATATATAAATCTTTATAATTCATTTCTTGGAGTTTTCTTGATGTTGAAACACCCATACCTCCTGTGATATCAATTACAACAAAACAAGAATAGTTTGTCGCCCATTTATGACAAATTTCCGCCATGGTATCAGGAGGTAATTTACCCACATACTCCGCAACTTGTTCTTGAGTATCAAAATCAACAATTTGGAATGAACTAAAATCTTCAGAATCCCCACGAGAAACGTCAACCCCCATAATATATTTATGACCAATCACTGGTTCTTTCCAAATCCAAAGAGCGTTACCCATTAATTTTGATTTAGGTTCAAGAATCATATTCTCACGAATCTTTTGCATCATAAGTGAATCAAATACGTTATCCCCCGAACCTAAAAAGTTACACTCCAACTCTTGGGACACTTTACGTTTATCGTATTTTAATTTCTTAACCATCGCCTCAAACCAACTTGAACAAGGTTTGTAACCGGCATCCATCAGAACTCTTAATTCTTTATAATTTCTATGTTCGTAAGGCATTTTAGACCAATCAAGAAATTCGTCAGGATTATAATCTTCTTTATTTAATAGGAAATGAATTATATCATCAGTTTTCACCAAGAATAAATCTTTAGTATAACGTGGGTCACGATACCAAAACATCTCGGTAATTTTGAAGTCATTCATATTACGTAATGCTTGGTCATATATTTCATAGTAAATTGGGTCGTATCCGTTAGGTGTTGACACAACTATTACTTTACCTCCCGTAGATAGGGACGCCATACAAGCAGCCCAAAAGTCACTGTCAGCTTCGATAAACGCCGCCTCATCAAATACAAGTATTGTGGGTGTAAATCCACGCAAGGCATCTTTCGATGTTGCAACGGCTTTAACCTCACAACCATTTGTTAATTTATAATGTTTTTGGGAATTTTTTGCTTTATCAAAATCCACACCGGTCCAAGACGGCCATTGAGCAACGAACGCTTTTATTTTATTTGCCATCTCCAATGAAGTATCCAACTTATTGGCGATAATCAATATTTTCTCGGGGGTTTCTTTTCTTGCGAATACTAATTTTCTTGACATCCAAGCCGCGGTAACGGTTGATACCCCGGCCTGTCTGTACTTTAATGCTATATTCTCATTGTATTCTTCGTAATCTTCTAATAATGATAATTGGTCAGGGAATAGTTCTAATGGGACATATTTTTTAACCGTATTATCATATGTTTCCAAATACGTTCTTAACGCGTATTCAACATCTCTATTACATTTTACGTACTCAATTAGTACTTGTTCTTTTGTTAAATTTGACATAAGTCGGATTGGTTTTTAGAACCCAAGTGCCGACAAATCAAAATCATCAAAGTCGTCGTCACCGTAGTCGTCATCATCATCATCATTATCGTCACCCATTTTATCATCATACTCATCTTTTTTCAAATCATTAACGATTTCGTCAACCATTCTTTGAATAAATTGAGCACCTTGTGGGTTTCCTTCTAATATTAGTTTAGCTACTCTTAAAAACTCTTGTGCTGATAGTTTCGAGAATCTCACAAATAAATAATGTTGGATGTGTTTCATATCATCATCAAACAATTTATCAGGATATGCCTCTAAAAATTTTTCCCAAAATATTGGACCTAATCTAGAATCCCATATTTCAGCAGGTAATGTATCTTCCGCCCCTAAAACCATTTCGGCTTGTTTTGGGTCATCAGGTAAACCATGTGTACCAAATACTTCATATACTCCTTTTACTAATTCGTGAACCAATAATGGAAACGTCATAGCTCTTGCTTTAACTGTTGGTGGGTCTGTTTCATCATCAACTTCACTTTGTCCCATTTGTCCTCCACCTGAACCTGCCATACCTTCCATATCCGGGTATAACCAGTATAAATGTTCCATAAGGGATTGTGTAACACCATAATGATTAAGTAAGTTAGGGTCTAATCTACTTAATTCATCACTAACCAATACATACATATGACCACCTTTAAACGCAGCCCCTTGTATTAATGAGTTAATTAATCTTCGTTTTGCCTTTTCTAAATTGAATTTTTCAAACTCATCCGCAAAATCTTCTAATTCTTCAGGATGGTCTTCAGCCTTTTTAAATGCGTCTTTA